GCCATTGATGCGATGCTCGCGAAACTCGCTACCGCCAATCACAAGATGGGGCTCATCCTCGAGTTCTGGCAAACCTTCTTCAACACCCAGAGCACCACCGATCTCAGCGCGTGGCCACAGTACGTGGTCAACAACAACTGGGTGGTGGCCTGCATCCAGCAAGGCGCCCAGCGCACGCAATTGAAGTGGGACATCGATGATCTGTGGGCCGCCTACGGGGACATGCTGTGCGCGATCCTGGATCGTTACAACAGCCACCCCTTGTTCTTTGGCCTCTCGAGCATGGATGAGTCGGTCGCCATCTCCAAGGTGGACAACGTGGCCCAACCGGGCGGCCTGTCCCCGGGCGCAACGATCATCGATTCCGTGCACTACAACACGCAGTTCCTGGCGCTGCAAAAGCGTATGAAGGACCACGGCCCGAACGTGCTCATCTACGTGCCGCTCAATTACCTGCCGCCCGGGGACAGCACCGAAGCGCCCACCATGGCGAACATGATCACGAGCCTGCGCGCGAAGGACCCCTATGGCTTCATCTACGGCGGACCGGATCCGTTTCTGCGTCAGACGACCTTCCAGAAACTGGTGGCCGGGCAGTATCAATCCACCACCGGCATGGGGGATATCCGAAAGCAAATCCTCCTGATGAACCGCACGCAGGAAGCGTTTCTCAAAAACTCCACGCCCACCCCGACCACCAATTACGACACGGCATTGGCCAATAACGCGGTGTGTCTCACCTGGAACTGTGAGACGTGGCTGTTGTGGAAATTCCAGGACGAGCTCGCCACGATCAACGCCCACAACGGGGTGGCCGGCACCCCGCCCTCGGGCGGCAACTACCTGGTGATCTGATGCCCCGCAACTTCGCCGGCACCAGCCAATTCATGAAAGGCAGCGGCGCGCCGTTCTCCGGGAACGGTCCGGGGACGCTTCTCATCTGGCGTCGCGTCACGAGCATTGCGCAGCAGGCTTCCCAGTACCTGATGTGCAATGACAACACCTTGAACAATCGTTCCATGGTGGGCACGGACATCACCGGCACGGGGGGGAAGACGGCTGCGGTCCAATCCAACTCCACCCCCACCAACAGCCAAGCCCTTGCCACGGTCGCGCAGACCGCGAACGTCTGGGAGCTCGATATTGCCGCCTTCGGGACATTCCCGAACAACCAGATCGTCTATGAGAACGGCGGCAACAAGAACACAAAGGGCGCCATCGTCAACCCAGCCACCACCACCACCGTGCAAGTGGGGGGCCGTGGGACACAGGACCTGGCGCACGCGGGCATCCTCACCCGCCTGATCACCGATCTCGAGGCCGCCGCCCTGAATGGGGTATTTCTCAATCCGCGCGCGCTGGGCTTGAGTAACTACTATTACCTGAACCAAACCACGACCGAAAACGATCAGGTCGGCAGCATCAATCTCACGGTCACGGGCACGAGCTCGGTCTCCGGGGATCCGAACATCGGCACCTGGTTTACCGGAACCGCGATTGCGGATCAGTCCTGGACGCAAGGCAGTGCGATTACCAACCTCGATCTCACCACGAAATTCGACAATGGCGTCGCGGCCACCGCGCCCTGGACCGGCACCCTCAAACAACTGGGCACCGCCGGCACCGCCACCACCGCCAGCAGCGGGGCCACGGCCTCCACCGCACTGACTACGGCTGCAGCGCTGACCGCCGGTCAGTGGGTGCAGATCGCCGCCAATGCCAAAACCCCGGTCCTGTATGTATCCGGGACCACTGCTCTCTTACGGGATGCGCAGACTTGGAATTCTGGCGATACCGTCACCCCCTATCCGGTGCAAGCGGTCACCGCGATCACCAGCAACGGTGTGACGGTCAACGGCAGCAACGTGCTCACCGGGACGCCGACGGCCGGGGCTGTGGGCAGCTACAGCAACCTCGTGTTCCAGGCCACGAACAACACCCATTCGAGCGCCATTGCGTACTCGAATCTCTTCAACGCCTCGGTGGCTTCCTCGGGGGCCGCAGCGTCTTTTACCGCCGGTCCCACCCTCACCAGTGCCAATACGGACGGTTATACCTTCGGGGGCACCAGTAACCAAACCGGCACCTGGTATACCTGCGTGCTCCTCAAAGGCTCCGCCACGCCCACCGCCGCCCAGGTGAGAACCGGATCCCCGACGGGCTTCATTTCGCGTTTCAATGTCGCCGTCACGGCCGCAACCCCTGCGACCCAGACCGTCACGGCACTGACCTTCCCGTTCCACGATGTCTATCACGTGCTGAACAATGCGAACGGGGACAGCGCCATCGTCAGTAATTTGGCCCTCTTCAAAGCTCCGCCCACGGGCAAGCAATATGTGACGGTGGCCCTGATCAGCATCAGTGCCATCACCAAAGCGAACCCCGCCGCGATCACGACCAGCACCCCCCACGGCCGGACCACGGGGGACTGGGTCGAAGTCTTCGGCGCCGGCGGTATGACGCAAATCAATGGTGCCTGGACGCCGTGCACGGTGGTCGACAGCACCCACCTCACCTTGAATGGGGTCGACTCCAGCGCCTATACGACCTATACCAGTGCGGGCAATGTCACCTGGGGCCGTAGTTGCTTTGCCGGCGCCTCTACCGCGGTCGTTTCAGGAGATGTGCTGATCGCGGATGCCACGGACGGACAAGGGGCCGCGGTGAGTTTCACGGCCGAAGGGGTGGCGATTTTCACCACCACCTCGCTCGCCCGACAGAGTTTCGTCAAAGACGTCTATTCGGTGTCCGCGGGTAACTTCATCGGCTCGGCCACCGAATACGAGAACGACGCTCCGCCCATTGCCGCCGGCCAGAGCTTGCAGCTGCCGTACGTGCTTTTCCCCCTGAACCAGCAAACGAGCACGGATCTCTCGGCGTTCTTCGTCGATCCGCAAGGGGATGTGCCGACCATCACCGCCGTCAGTGCGCTGCCGGCCAACCGCATCTTGTCGGGCACTTCCCTGCAAGGCACTCCCACGGTCAATGCCGTCACCCAGTTCACCATCCAGGCCACCAATGCCAGTGGCGAGTCCGCCCAGCTGCAACTGAATGTGGTGGACGGAGGCATTGCGGTTCCCAATGCCATCGGCCTCATCCAGTCCGATGGGGAATCCTTGGCACAAGGTAACTTCCTCGCCTTCCAGTCCGGCACCCAGAACGATCCCAACCCCGCAGGCCCCGCCCCGCTGGGCACCATCATCAGCCAGAGCCCCGCTCCCGGCACGATCGTCAATCCCGGCACGACCGTCATCTACGCGATCTCCTCCGGCGTGAGCTCGATCGTCACTCCGGGAGGCGGAACACCCCCACCGGTGATTGTGAGCTCGATCATCAAGTCCTCGCAGCTGCGCATGGAAGAAGGCCTGAATGCCCTGCAAAGCTATGGGGTCTTCAAGCCCTTCGGAGTGATCCGCACCGCCCCCAATGACCAGGCGGGTCAGATCTATCGATTCTTCCGCCTGCCGGCCTCTGCGATCATGACCGAGCTGCAGTTCATGAACGACCCGAACCCCACCGGCTCGCTCTACAAACTCGGCCTCCTCAAGATCAACAACGGCGGACAGATCGTCCCCGGCGGTGACAGCATCCTCATCCCCTCAGTCAGCCTGGATACCTCACGCCTGTACTGGACCAACCTTTTCACCCCCGCCAGTGCCGCCGGTCCTGCCGCCGTATCCAACGTCGGCAAACGCATCTGGGAACTGTTGGGTTTCACCCAGGACCCGAGTCTGGCCTCACAGGATCTCTTCTACGATGTCGCCCTCACCTGCGTTGTGCCCGGTTCGTCAGGGGGTTACGTCGCGGTGCGAATGGAATATAGTCGAGGCCCCGATCGCGGATTGATCGCTGCTGCTGGAAGTGTCTGACATGAATCCCACCTTTGAAGAGCTCCGGAAAACACTCGAAGAATGTCGAAAGGAATCGGAAGCCCCCGAGCCGGTCATTCAGCCCGAGAATCAATTGCCTAAGCAATAGATTATGAGTCGAACACCGGGCGCCAAGAACAAAGCCGGTAAAACTGCCAAAGACAATGTCCTCGCGGTCTTCACCCGCCTCGGGGGCACCGCTGCCATGGCGAAGTGGGCGAAGGACAATCAGACTGATTTCTATCGGCTGTATGCGAAGCTCATCCCACAGCAGATTGAGCTCGATGTGGATATCAAGCCCAAGGATGTGACGGCCAACCCGCTCGCCCCCGAACAATGGGATCAAACCTATGGCGAGAAGCCCGCCGTCCAGTGAGCGCGCCCGCGCCTCTGGAAAGCGCGTATTCGTGGGCCCCCCAGAGAGGCCCTCAAAAAGCCCTCGTCGATTGTCCTTATCCCGAGATCCTCTTTGGTGGCGCCCGCGGGGGCGGGAAAACGGACGGTATCCTCGGTAAGTACGCCATCAAGGAAAAGCGCTGGGGAGAAGCCTTCAATGCCGTCTTCTTCCGAAAGGAGATGCCCCAGCAGGATGACTTGATCGAACGTGCCAAAGCCATCTACCTGCCCACCGGAGCGCGCTACAGTGAGCAAAAGAAACAGTTCGCCATGCCTCACGGTGGACGCATTCGTTTCCGCCCACTTGAGAGCATTGCCGATGCAGAGAAATATCAAGGACAGAGCCTTAGTGATGCCGCTGTGGAGGAAGCCGGAAACTATCCAATGTCCGCTCCCATTGACCGATTGTTTGGATGCCTACGTTCATCTCATGGTGTCCCGATTCAACTCATACTTTCGGCTAATCCGGGTGGCCCTGGACACCACTGGATCAAGCAACGCTTCATCGACCCCGCCCCCCTAGGCATGAAGCGGATCATCCGCGCCCTGCCCAATGGAGCCGAACACCATGCCGTCTACATCCCTTCCAAGATCCAAGACAACCGGATCATGCTCAACGCAGACCCCACCTACGTCAGCCGACTGTATCTCGTCGGTTCCGTGGAGCTGGTCCGGGCATGGCTCGAAGGCGATTGGAATGTCATCGCCGGCGCATTCTTCCCTGAATTCTCCATTGAACGACACGTCTGTGCGCCTTTTGCCATACCAGATCATTGGGCCCGCATCCGGATGGGAGACTGGGGCAGTGCGCGACCTTTCTGCATATTGTGGGGCGCTATTGCTGATGGCGTAGAGGTACAATTTGGTTCCACATTAACAGGGAGCCAGAATGCGATTGACCCAGTCGACATGCCGATGCGGGGCTCAGGCCCGAGATGGACAGCGGGTATGCCGCAATTGCCACGCGGCTTATATGAGGGATTGGCGCAAGACCCATCCTTTGAACTCCGCCCAGAAGAAGAAAGCCAATTGTCGTTCTTATGCGCACGTCTATCGCGATCGGGGGAAGATCCCGCGCAAGCCGTGCGAGCGCTGTGGGGAAACCAAGGCGGAGATGCACCACCACGACTACGATCAGCCATTACTCGTTACTTGGCTCTGCCGCGAGTGCCACCTGCGTCATCACAAGGAAGCGTTATTCCTCGAGGCACGCTCGTCATCTACCGCGAGTGGTACGGCTGGAATGGCAAGAGCAATGAAGGCTGTCACCTGACCGCCCAGGAAGTGGGCACCGGGATCCGGTTACTCGAGCGAGGGCAGTCGTTGCATTTGAATCCCAGCGGACCGCCTGAACCTGCGAAGTGGGACGTGCTCGACACATCCCTGCCGTCCGAGCCTATGAGCGATGAGGTGATTGACCCCGCCGCCTTCGCCCGGGACGGCGGACCCAGTATCGCTGAGCGCATGGACCTCCCCTGGAGACGGGCCGACAACAGCCGGGTGGCGAAGATCGGTGCCATTGGCGGTTGGGATGAAGTGCGCCAGAGACTGAAGTCCAAAGAGCAGGGCTTGCGCATCTTCAGCACCTGCACGCATCTCATCCGCACGCTGCCGGCCTTGCAACACGACCCCAACAAAGCAGAAGATGTCGACACGAACGGCGAAGATCATGCCCCCGATGCGCTACGCTACGGCTGCATGTCGAGACCCGTCATTCGAGACAAACCGTCGAGTGAACCTCGCCGCTTTGAACAGGACCTGACGTTCAACGAACTGCTGCAACGCCAGAAGGCCAAGCGGCTCAGCGAGGGTTAGTTGCCACAAGCGCGTTTGCCGCTCGATAGCGTAGGCCTATTCGCGCAGGTCATTGCCGCCTCCGCGGTCGCTCCCGTTACCAGCCAATCCGGCATTCGTTTGGATGCCAATAACGCCTGTGTGGTAGGCACGGTTTACTCCCTTACCCAGAGCGGATTTCCCCTGGATGCCAATGGCAATCTGATTACGGTCGACAAGGCGAGCCTGGTCACCCCAACCACGGTACAGAACGGATTCAAGCTCGATGCCAACAAAGCCCTCGTGACTGTCGCCAATGCCTCCGCCACTACGCCGCTGGTCTATGTGAGCGGACTGCCATTTGATCAGAGTGGGGCGCTGGTGCATGCCTAGCCTGGATAAAGCCACTCGAGAAAAACGTCTGTGGTGGAAGGAGCTGGAACTCGCCGGCAAGCGCGAGAAGACCTGGCGCGAGAAGGCCGAGAAGGTCGTCAAGCGCTACCGAGGGGAAGAGAAGAAGAAAAACCGCTTCAACGTGCTGTGGGCCAACACCGAGACCTTGCGGCCTGCGATCTATAACTCCCGGCCCAATCCGGATGTCAGACGTCGCTTTCGGGATACCGATCCTGTGGGCAAAGCGGTCAGCGAGCTCCTCGAGCGCGGGCTCATGGTGGTGGTCGACTATGAGTGTACGGATCAGTCACTGAAGAATGACGTGCTCGATGGACTGCTGGTCGGGCGCGGCGTATCGCGCATCCGCTACATTCCCTCGCTGCGCCAGGTGGGTGAAGCCCCCAAGCCCCCCACTGCCAGTACGGAATCCTCTGACAACCCGGACGAGTCGAATGCTACAGCGGATTCGGAAACCCAGGAGGAAGTGGAATACGAACAGGTCGTTCCGGAGCACGTGAGTTGGAAAGACATCCGCTTCGGCTACGCCCGCACCTGGGATGAGATGCCGCACCTGTTCTTCCGGCACAAGCTCACCCGGCCCGATGGGGAGAAGAAGTTTGGGGCTGCTGTGCTCAAACAGGTGAAGTTCGCGGTTCCCACTGGGGATGACACGAACAAGCGCGGCGAAGAGGTGAACGAGACCGAACGGGTGGCGGAGTTCTGGGAGTGCTGGGACAAGAACGGCTCGCGCGTCTTCTTCCTGCAGGAGGAGTGCGATCAGTTGCTCTTCCCGGTGGATAACCCTACCGGTGCCCCGCCGCTCGACTTGTCGGGATTCTTTCCCATCCCCGAGCCGTTGCGGATCGTGGAGAACACCGACTCCTTCGAGCCCATCATTCCCTTCAGCCTGTATGAGGAGCAGGCCGATCAACTCGATAAGATCTCCGCCCGCATCGACAACATCGTGGGCGCCATGCGTCTTCGAGGCGTCTATGACAGCAAGATGAAAGAGCTGGCGGATCTGATGTCGGCCAGTGATAACGATCTCATCCCCGTGCAGAGTGCCCAGGCCTATATCGATGGGGGCGGCCTCGAGAAGGCGATCGCCTGGTTTCCCACTGAGAAGGCCGCGGAGATGCTCACCTCGCTCTACGAGGCGCGCGACCGGCACAAAGCCATCATCGATGAGCTGACCGGCATCAGTGACATCATCCGCGGGGCCACCGATCCGGATGAAACGAGAGGCGCGCAGGAGCTCAAGCAAACCAACTACTCCGTGCGTCTGTCGCGGATGCAGAAAGAGGTGCAGCGCTACTGTAAGGATTTGCTGCGCCTCGCGAGTGAAGTCATGGCCGAGAAGTTCGCGCCCGAGACCTTCACCGAGATGACGGAGCTGCAGTTCCCCACGGCGCAGCAGAAGCAGATGGCCCTGGCCCAGGTGCCACCGCCCATTCCGGGTCAGCCTCCGCCGCCCCCGAATCCCATGGCGCACATGCCCACTTGGGAAGACATCCTGCAGGTACTGCATTCGGATGGCCTCAGGCGATTCAAGGTGGACGTGGAAACTGATTCCACCATTGCCGCCACCTTGAATTCCGACATGAGCGGCATGGCGGAAGTCTTAAAAGGTATCGGGGAACTGTTGCAACTGGTGGGACCACTGGTGGCCAATGGGTCGCTCCCCATCGATGCGGCGAAGGAATTGGTGATGGCCGTAGTGCGGCGCGCCAAGATGGGCATGGCGGTAGAAGATGCCTTCGATAAGATGAGGCCCCCCGCCCCGCCGCCGCCGCCGGAAGCGGTGCAGGTCGCGCAGATCAAGGCGCAGACCGACAAAGACACTATTGCCGTGAAGGCTCAGGCGGATATCGCGAAGGCGCAAGGCGAACAGCAGGCCCAGGCCCAGAGCCGCCAGGCCGAGTTGCAAATGGAGACCCAGAAGGCGCAGATGGAATCCCAGATCGAGTTGCAGAAGGATGCGCAACTGAAGGAACACGAGCGCGCGCTCAAACAAATGGAGTTTGACGCACGGTTGCGTGAGACCGCCATGCAACTGGAGAACGAGCGATTGATTGCCGATGCGGGCAACCAGACCAAGATCATGGTGGCGGAAATTTCCGCTGGCGCTGCGATGGCGAAACAGGCCTCTCAGCAACAAGCGGATGCGAAAGCACAGGACAAGGAAATCGGGGCAGAGGCGCAGAGTCAGGATAAGGAGATCGATGCCAATGCGGATGCCCAGGCGAAGGAGCTGAAGGCGCAAGAGGCGCCCCTCGCCGCCGACTACAAGCAACCGGAATCAGAATTCATTCCGGTCATGAAAGAACTCATCGAACACCTGAAGAAGCCCCGGCGTATCATGCGCGAGGGCGGTCAGATTGTGGGGTTACAATGAACATGGTCAACGTGGACTTAGGGGATGGGCGTATCTTCCCGATGGAAGAGCATCTGCTCCAGGGTCCTTTTCGGTCGACGGTGGAGAACGAACGCGAACGAACCACCATTGAGGAGTATCGCTTTGAGGGGAAAGTCGTACATCGATCCGTTCATGTCACCCTGAAACAAGGGCTCGGTGTCGAAGCGGCAGTCGGGAGGATGGGATAATGGCCAACACCGCCGGCCTTGCCATTAGCTTCAAAGCTGAACTAATGTTGGGACAGCACCAACTCGGCGCAGTCACTCTCGTGTCGCGCACCAGCCTGACCGCTCCCACCACCGATACGGTGAAATTCGCCCTGTATTTGGCCTCCGCGACCACCAACAACGCCAACACGGCCTATACGGCCACGGGTGAGGTGAGTGGAACCAACTATACGGCAGGGGGCGTAACCGTCACCAACGCCACCGCTCCCACCACCAACAGCACGAGTGGTGTATGGACACCGAGCGCCTCGATTGTGTTCACCACCGTCACCCTCTCCACGGCCTTTGATGCGGGTATGCTCTACAACAGCACGCAGGGCAACCGGGCCATCGGTGTGTATACCTTTGGTTCTCAAACCGTGACGGCGGGTAACTTCACCCTCACCATGCCTGCCAACACCGCCGGTAACGCGCTCATCCAGTTGGCATAACGAGCATATCCTATGAAAAATACCTGGAACGGTACCCTCATCACCCAGCAGGCGGTGGGAACGGCGCTCACCAACTCCACCACAGCCACGAGTCTCCTGAACGGCCAGTCCAAGTTCACGCTTCCAGCTCAATTCCTGGATACGATCGGCAGCAAGCTGCGGGTGCGGGCCTCGGGCCGTATCTCCACCGCCGCATCCACCCCTGGAACGCTCACCTTGGACATCCGCTTCGGATCGGTCGTGGTGTTCAATGGAGGCGCGTCTGGAACTCTGGCGACGTCTGCCACCAACCTGACTTGGAAGTTTGAAGCGGATCTGTACGTTCTGACCGTGGGTAGCAGCACGACTGCAACCGCGTACGGAAGTGGCATTCTAACGAGTGCCGCGCTGTCTGCCACCACGCCCGTCATGTTGCTGCCCACCAGTGCGCCGGCAGCGGGCACGGGCTTTGACTCTACCACGGCCTCGGTTGTGGACTTCTTCGCCACCTTCTCCGTGGCCAATGCCAGCAACTCGATCCGGTGTGATGATTATGAACTGATCTCATGCAACTAGCATGGATGCAGCCATGCTGCGCTATCGGTGGACTGCGCCCCTTGTCGGCGCCGCCCCTGCGCTCATTCAACAGGTCAATGATCGCTGGCCTGGGCAGAACACCGCAGCCCCGCCGGACAACTCGCAGAGTTTGACGCGCACCATTGCGCTGCCCGGCAATATCACGGCAGGCAATTCGATTGTCATACAGGTATGTCATTTCAACTCGGCGACCAGTCCAGGCGGAACCGTCTCATTCGCCGATAATTTGGGGAACACTTTTCCGGCCGCGACTGGGCGCGTGGATGACCTAGATGCATCGGCCAACATGTCGTTGTATCTCTTTTTCATGCCGCGCATTACCACTGGGGGCGCTCAGACGATCACGGCCACATTCCCATATTTGGAATGGCAGAGCTTGCTGGTCATGGAGTGGTCCGGACTCGCGAACCAAGCGCCATTGGATTGGAACGGAAGTGTCCAGACTTCGACTACCACGGCATCCGACTTTCTGACGACCGGTAATATTGTCGGAGGGTCGAACGCAGGGATATTCATTGGCCAGTGTTTGAATGGCACTGATCAGAATACGGCCAACGGCGGAGGTGTGGGATCCCCCAACGTGGGCACCGGATTCACAGCGGTGAATAGCGGCACAACCAACTGGAGCGGAATCGAGAACTCGTTCGTAGGACCGGCCTGTCAGCCGGAGTATCTATACAGCACCAACTTGGGCACCCGTGCGATGACATACACGCCCAAGAAGGCTGCTGAAAGCTACGTCTCTATCGGAATGGCGCTGAAAGCCGCATGACGATCAGTGTCCTCCAAGAACGTCAAACCTCTGTTGGCTCAGGTAATGCCGCCAGTATTCAATTGGCGTTTGCCAGTCCTGTTACTGTCGGCAGCTCGATCCACGTATTCTGCTCTGGCGTCGATACTGCCACCTCGTTCACGTGCTCTGACAGTGTCAATGGATCGTACGGCGCAGCACTCGATACGATTGACCAGGTAGGTGATACACAGCGGCTCGCCCACTTCAAATTCGACAATACTGCATCCGGCACACCCACTGTTACGATCACTCCCAACGTTTCAGTGGGATTCCTGGCGATCTGGATTCGAGAGATCGGCGGCACCTCAGGCTACGATTCTGCACACAAGACAGCACTGCAGACGGCCCTCGGTAACGGCACGGACAACGTAACGACCGGAACCCAGGCACCTAACAATCAACCCGGGCTGCTATCCGCATTAGGAGCCTGTACATCCAACTTTGCGCTGCCGACGACCGGCACCGGATTTACAGCCGGCGCTAACGGTTGGGATTTCACGGTCTCCAACACAACGTGTACGGAAAGCAAGCGATACACGGCACTGACTGCAATCGCTGCCACGTTCAGCAACGCGAGTGGGACGCAAAATTTCGCCACGCTGGCGGCTTTCTTCAAGGAATCCGTCTCCGCAGCTACAGCAATCGGTAAACCGGCGGTCAGCGGGCCTGGGGTTTCTCCAGACAGCCGGCAGATGTTCAGGGCGCGGACTCTCTCGAGCGTCGCCAGCGCCAATGTGACGGTGGCCCTGACCGGCCAGGTGGCCACGTTTGCCTCGGGCACGCTCAGCCCCTCGACATCAGTCGCAATGACGGGCCAGGCTGCGAGCTTTGCCCCCGGTCAGTTGATCGCGGTCCTGCCGACAATCGGACTCTCCGGCTACAGCGGTCCGGGCATCTCGCCGGACTATCGACAATTGTTTCGTGCCCGAATGCTCTCGAGCACGGTCGCTGCCTCCCCGGATGTCACGGTCGGCTTGACGGGTCAATCTGCGAGCTTTGCCACGGGCACCCTGCTCCCGGCGACCACCGTCCCCCTGAGTGGCCAGGCAATCACCTCGAATGCGGGCGTGCTCTCACCGGCCAGCACGCTCGCCTTGAGCGGTCGGTCCGCGACGTTTGCGCCCGGCACTCTGACACCCAATACCCAAGTGCCTGTGAGTGGCCAATCCGCCACTTTCACCCCGGGTGTCATGAGCGCGGGCAACGATGTGACAGTGGCCTTGACCGGCCAGGCCGCCGCCTTCACCGCTGGAATCCTCGCGCCGAGTACGACGCTCGCCCTGACGGGCGGTGCGGCCAGTTTCGCCGCGGGCAACCTGCTCGCGACTCCCACTGTGGGGCTCACGGGCCAATCCCTCACGGCGACGGCCGGCACGCTCACGCCCAGCAGTCAGGTGCCGATCACGGGACTCGCTGCGACCTTTACCGGAGGGCTTTTAGGGGTCGCTGGCGATGTGACCGTGGCGCTCACGGGACTTTCGGCGACCTTCACCGCCGGGCAGATGAGTGTCCAGGGGGATTTACCGCCCAATCCCTATCAGGGAGGGGGTGGAGGAGGAGGCGGCGGTTGGAGTGGCAGTTTCAAGGAAGGCGCGCGCAAACTCGAAGACACCCTTACGGAAGAATGGCGCCGGATCCGCAAGCTCGATCAGATCGAGGCGCTCGAGGAGACACCGGCTGAGATCAAACCCGTCGATCCCACGCCTTTGGTCAAAGCGCTCACCGTGCCGAACAACGATGATGAGATAGCGGTGACCTTGCTCGCCGACACCTCCGACCTGGCGCCGTTCATCGAGAAACTGGAAATGATCGTGAGGAAATTCGATGCGTAGACGCTATCGCTATATCAACGGCGTCCTGACCGAAGTACCGTGGGCTTCCAAGCCCAGCGCGGCCGCGCCGTTCGTGTGGAATGACCTACCCGCCTATGAATCCCCTATCGACGGACGGGTGATCGATGGTCGACGACAACGTCGCGATGATCTCGCCCGTCACGGCTGTCGGCCTTACGAAGGTCGCGAGCAGGAATTGAAAGAAGCCTCCAAGGTGAAAGCGGCCCAGGAGGCTCAGCTGGATCGTCTGGCCGAACGCATGGCGCACGAAGCCTGGGCCCAGGCACCTGAGCGCGTTCGTAAACATCTCCGCTACAAATAGGCAAACCCTATGGCACTCGAAGACAAGAACATCGATGAGCAAATGGCGGCCGACTGGACCGCGATCCGGGAGAAGCATGCGGTCGAGGAAGAACCTGCCCCGCTCGAGACGCCTGCGCCCGAACCGACCCCGGAGCCCGCGCAAGAACCTGCCGTGGATCGAGGCGATGGCCGCAGAAACGACGGAACCTTTGCCCCGAAAGCGAAGGAACCCGTCAAAATGCCCGAGCCGGTAGACAAGAATCCACCACCGGCCGAAGTCCCCGCGCAAGAATCTGTCGCACCGAAGCGGGATATCAGCAAACCCCCGCCGTCTTGGAAACCGATGGAGCGGGCTGAGTGGGAGAAGCTCTCCCCGCTGGCTCGGGAAGCAATTCACCGTCGCGAGACGGATTTCCATAATGGCCAGCATCAATTGCTCCCCGATGCGCAGTTGGGCAAGTCGATGCGCGAGGTGGCAGCCCCCTATAAAGCCCTCATTGATGCCGAAGCGGGCGGCCGGGTGGAGCTCGCGTTCGGCGAACTGATGAAGACCGCGGCAATCTTGCGCATGGGCACCCCGCAGCAAAAGCGGGACGTGGTGCTCGGGGTGGCGCGTCAGTATGGGGTCGACCTGGGGTTACAGTCTCCACCCCAGCAGGGCCAGCAACCCCCGTCACCTCAACAGCCCTACCAGGATCCGCGCGTCGACCAACTGTTACAGCACCTGCAAACCCAGGAGCAACAGCGTCAGCAGGCCGAACAACAGGGCTTGTTGGATACGGTGACCCGGTGGGTCGATCAGAAGGATGAGACGGGGGGGCCGAAATACCCCTATTTGAACGACGTTCAGGCAGAGATGGCGGTGCTCGTGCCCATGATCCGTCAGTCAAACCCTAGCCTAAGTCACGAACAAGTGTTACAAAGTGCGTACGACCGAGCCATCTGGGCCAACCCCGAGGTGAAGCCGTTGCTGCTGCAGGCCCGAGCTGCAGACGCTGCCCGCCCTTCTGAAAACCAGAACCGCGTGCGTGAAGCCAAACGAGCCGCGAGTGTGAATGTGCCGCGACGCGCGTCGACCCCCTCTCCCGGAAAACCTGGGACGATGGAAGAGACGATCGCCGAGACCGCCCGCACGCTGGGACTCATCACGTAAGCTTTTCAGGAGACACCCATGCCCGCGGGCATTACCTCACTCTTCACGGCGTGGACGGAGCTGGCCTCCACGACCTTCCGTAAGCACGGCGGCGATGTCGCCGACAACGTCAGCAAACACAACGCCCTCTTTCGTCGCCTCATGGCCAAGGGCCGGGTACGCACCGAAGACGGCGGCCTCTCCATTGTCGCTCCCTTGGAGTACGCCTCCAATAGCACCTACCAGCGTTATTCGGGCTTTGATGCCCTGAACATCAACGCAGTGGATGTGTTGACGGCGGCGGAGTATCCCTGGCGCCAGGTGGCGGTGAATGTGGCGGCGAGTGGTCTCGAGCTCAGAACCAACATGGGTGAGAGCCGGATCATCAACTTCACCAAGGCCAAGATCCGAAATGCCATGAACTCGTTCAAGAACGGGCTCAGCACGGATCTGTATTCGGACGGTACGGCTGCGAACCAGATCAACGGCATCCAGGCCCTGATTGCCGATGCCGGCACCGGCACGGTGGGTCAGATCAACTCTTCCACCTTCCCCTTCTGGCAGAACCAGGTGCAGTCTGCCGCCTCCCCCTTACAGGGTGGCGGTGCGCTGACACTGGGCCCGAGCACGATCGAAGCCCTGATGCTCGGCATGTGGATCAAGCTCACTCGCGGTGGGGACAAGCCGGACATGATCGTTTTGTCGGATGATCTGTACACGTTCTACGAGCAGAGCCAGACTTCCATCAAGCGCTATTCGGATGTGAAGAGTGCCGATGGTGGCTTTGTGAACATGAAGTACAAGGATGCGGACGTGTTCTTCGATTCTTCCGGCGGCATTCCGGCCACCCACGGCTACTTCATCGATACAGAGTACCTGGAGGCCGTCGCGCATCGGGATGCCAACATGACCATCATGGACGAACTGCACAGCGTCAACCAGGATGCGGTGGTCATTCCCGTGCTCTACATGGGCAACCTGATTTGCTCGAACCGCTTCCTGCAGGGAGTTTTGAAGGCCTAATAAGCTTTCAAAGGAACCACCAACATGTTTTCAGCAATTTCTCCTATTGCGGGTACTCAGCCCTTCAATGACTGGTTCGTGCCCGATACGACGCAGCGCCAGCCCTTGGGGATGGAAGTCACCGCGGTCGACCCCTACTGGGGCACCGGGGTGTTTGTTTATCTCAAGTCCAATGATGCAGTTCTCAAGGGCTCGGTGGTCTGCTGGGATGAGACCTACCAGGCGACGCTCCTACCTTCGGCGGTGACGCAGGGCTTTCCCTTTGCGGTGGCGATGGCGCCGGCGGCTTCGGGCACTTACTTCTGGGCCCAACACACCGGGCGTGCGGTCTACAAGACCAATGCCACGGTGGCGGCCGATGGTGTGCTTGCGGTGGCGGCGGCCGGTATCCTGGGCGCCACGGCCACGGGCAAGCAGGTGCTCGGTATCCGCAACCGGGTGGCCGCCACGGGAACCGTGACGGTGTCGGTCCTCACCGGCAACGGCACCAATATCCTCTTGGCCCAGAAGGGCTATGACGGCTTCTTCCTCGGAATGGCGCTCTCGGGCACCGGCATTCCAGCCTCGACCGTGGTCGCGGGCCTGGATCCGGATGGCAAGCGGATCTATACCGGCTCGGCCATTGGGACGTTCGGGGACAAAAACTCGACCGCCACGGGACAAGTGACCTTGACGGGCACCTATACGGGCTTCGGCTCGGGCATTCTGAACCGACCGTCCTGCATGCAGATCGTGACCTGAGGGAGGCATGATGGCCAATCAAAACCGACTCACCACTTCGGGTCTATCCGCCGTCGTGGCCGATGCGATCCAAGGCACGGTGGCCAACAACCTGACCGCCACGGGCAGTACCCAGGGCGGCGCACTGGCGCTGCCGGCGGATATCTGCAAGGTGACCAGCACCCCCTCGGGTACCGGGGTCATTCTTCCCGCCTGCAATGCGGGAGATGATGGGATCGTGTTCAATGGGGATGGCACGAATGCACTGCTGCTCTATCCCCCCGTGGGGGGCAAGATCAACGCGCTGTCCACCAATGCGGGCTATTCGATTGCCGCCGCGACGCCCCGCTGTGTGTGGAATTGCATCGACCCGCTGACGTATATCGCCTCTCAGGGCGCCTGAAGATCACCTTCAGGCCCTTCAGTTTACTCGAGGAGAAAACCTCCGATGATTCATGGCATCCAGAAAGAAGTCATGCCGCACGTGCGGTTCGAGAACCGCGACTATGGTCGTGACGAAGAGGCGTCCCGCCGGGCCGGGCGCCACATTCCGAAGAACACCGTCTTCATCATCATCACCAGCCACGGCAGCAAGGACGAATCGCACCAGATCGCCGATGAGTGGTTACCGCGAAAACGCATCGAAGCCTCTCGCGGCAACTACAACCTCGAGTGGGTCGAGCACTTCGAGAAGCAGTACCGCATGTGGAAGGAGGGTCACGAACTGCCGCGCAATGGCACCCCCATTGCCACCTGGCAGATGATCAGTGCTGAGCAGAATGCCCGGCTTCGCGCCATGGGGATCACGGTGGTGGAGGACCTGGCGGCCATTCCGGATTCCGGTTTAGCAGAATACGGACTCGATGCGCGCTACATGCGCGACATGGCGCGCAACTGGATTGCCGAAGGCCAGCAGAAAGGCATCAATGCCCAGGAGCTCGCCCAGGCCCAAGCCAAACTGCGTGAGCAGGATGAGAAGATCACCCAGCAGGCGGGTCTTCTGACTGAGCTTCGGGAGCGGCTGTCCGCGCTCGAGGACCGCCCGAAGCGCGGCCGCAAACACGAGCAGTCCGAGGAGGCTGCCTAGGAGACGGATTGACCGCGCTCAGCATCGTACAGTCGGTTTACACGAAGGTTTTATCGTCTAGGCCGGCGGTCGCGGTCACCGCCTCCGACCCGAAAGTTCTGCAGTGCCTGGAATATGTGAATGAGGCGGGGCAGGAACTGGCGGCCCGCTATACCTGGCAGGTGCTCACCAACGAAAGCCTGTTCAACACGACCGCGGTCGAGAACCAGGGCACGATTCAAACGCTGACCGCACCGGGTTTCAGCTACGTGCTGAACAATGTGATGTGGAACCGCAGCCAGCGGCGGCCGGTCTTCGGTCCGCGCTCAAATGCCGAATGGCAGTTGCTCAAAGCCACGTTCATCAACGGCCCGTGGGTGCAGTACCGCATCCGCCAGAACCAACTTCTATTCACCCCCATTCCGGCGGCGGGTCAACAGATTGCTTTTGAGTGGATGAGCAGTTTCTGGGTGAACGATGTCAACGGCAATCCGCGCTCGAGCTTTCTCGCTGACACCGATTCGGCGATTCTCGATGAACGGGCGATTACTCTCGATGCGCTGTGGCGGTTCAAACGCGCCAATCAACTCTCCTACGATGAGGACTACAACAAGGCGCAGGCGGCGATCGAGGATCTGATGGATCGCGATGGGGTGAAGGACACCCTGCACCTGGATGGAGGGGTATCCAAAGCGTTCATTGGAACGGTGATCCCGGCGGGTAACTGGACGCTGCCATAATGCCCGTTACCTTGCGTCGCCGTCAGGTCGAGCGGCAGATTGAGCCGGAAAGCCAGTCGGTTCCCGCCCCCGTCGGAGGGGTGAATGCGCGCGATGCGCTGGCGGCCATGCCACCTACGGATTGCGTGACGGCGGTCAACTGCTTCGGTCAAACCTCCTACGTACAGATCCCGCGCAATGGCTGCCTCGTGGAAGCCACCGGATTACCGGGCGCGGTGGAAACGATCATGGGCTATACGGGCACCGTGGCGAACAAACGTTTCGCGGTCTCCGGCGGCAGCATCTATGACATCACGGCCGGGGGTGCGGTCGGGGCGGCGGCCGTGACGGGACTCGCCAATTCCCGCTTGCAACATGCGCTGTTCAATGCTGGCGGCGGCACGGTGCTCATCTGGGCCAATGGGGGCAATCAGCCTCAGTATTACGATGGCATCGGAACGGTGCTCACGCTCAATACGCTCGTGGGCGGCGCCACCTATGTCAATGGAACGTATCCCAATGTTCCGCTGACGGGAGGCACGGGGGCCGGCACGCTCGCGACAGTGACCGTGGCCGGCAATGCGGTGACCACGGTGGTGATTACGACCGCCGGTAACAACTACACGGTCGGGGATACTCTCACCACGGCCAACACCAACTTGGGTGGTACGGGTTCGGGCTTTTCCATCAAGGTGGCCACCACCAGCACCGGTTGGCACGTAACCAACATCACGGGTGTCAACTTGAATCCCGTGAACCTCATCACGGTCACCGTATTCAAACAGCGCTGTTGGTTCGTGGAAGCCAACTCCATGAATGTCTGGTACACGGCCGTGACGGCTTTTCAAGGGGTTTTGACGGTCTTTCCGCTGGGCGCGATCTTCAAAAAAGGCGGCTACCTGGTCAACATGGCCACCTGGACCATCGACAACGTCTCAGGCATCGATGACTACGCGGCTTTTTTCACCAGTGAAGGAGAAGTGGCCGTCTACCAGGGGTATGACCCCGCCCAGCTCGCTACCTGGAGCCTGGTGGGAATCTTCAACATCGGTCGTCCGATTGGACGGCGTTGCTACACCAAATACGCCTCCGACATCCTCATCATCACCGCCGATGGCCTGACGCCCCTGAGTAAGGCGATGTTGACCGATCGCACGCAAGAGGACTCCCAACTCACCTATAAGATACTGAATTCCATCAACACCGAGGTGCAGCAGTTCAATGCCAACTTCGGCTGGCAGGTGATCATCTACCCGATGGGGAACAAGATCATCCTGAATGTGCCGGAGATCGCCAACCTCAGCATGCACCAATGGGTGATGAACCCGGTCGCCAAGTCCTGGTGGCGCTTTCAGGCCTGGAATGCCAACTGCTGGGAGTTGCAGCAAGATAGCCTCTACTTCGGTGAAAATACCCGCGTGATGCGTGCCGATGTGGGGCTCACTGATGCGGGACTCGCCATTACGACGGACATCAAGCCGGCCTTCAGCTATTTCGGGGCGCCGGGCAAATTGAAGTCATTTTTTATGGCTCAGCCGGTGTTTCAGAGCAACGCGCTCATCTATCCCCAGATCACACTCAACGTCGATTTCAACGATGTCATCAACCCCTCCCCTCCCTTTACCGGCAATTCGGTCTCTCCGTGGGACACCAGTGCCTGGGATGTCACACCCTGGTCGGGGGATGCCACCTCGATTTCCATCAAGAATTGGCAAGGCATCGTAGGATTGGGCTATGCCGCATCCGGTCGCATCAGCATGCAACTCAGTAACGTCCTCGCCCAGTGGTATGCCACCAACTACCTCATGGCAGAAGGCGCCCCGCTATGAGCTCGTTTTTGGCCAGGATGCCCGCGTGGCCGATTGGGTCCGAGCGAGACTGCCGAATTTCATCGGCTGGGGCGGGCAGTACATTGCCATTGGTTACCAGAGGGAAGGCTATTTACAGGGCGGGGTCGTATTCACCCAGCACAGCGGTCCCAACATTCTCATGGCCGCAGCTCTCGATGCCCCCCTCACGCGCCGATTCCTGCGGGCTCTGTTCCACTACCCCTTTCTGCAACTGAAATGCGAGCGCATCACTGTGTTGATTGATGATGACAACCCGAAGTCGATTCGCCTGGTCGAGCATGTAGGCTTTGTGCGCGAGGGCTGCCTGCGCCGTGCGCGGCCCGGCGGGAATGTCTACCTCTACGGTCTGTTGCGGGAGCACTGCGCATGGCTTTGAGATTCCGCGGCCTCGATGGTCCCCTCGAGACCCGCTATCACAAGGATTCCGGCGCCCCACCCCAAGCGGTGGATCCCTATACCCAGGCGGGGGCGCAGTACGGCCTATCCACCGGCACCGCCCTCTTCAATGCGGGCTTGAATCGCACCAATCAGCAAAACCCACTGGGCTCGACCACCTGGACCGCCAGTTACCCGGGTGCCCCATCCGGCAGTCCGGGCGGTCAAGTCGTCAATCCCACGAACTTGCCGACGGGCTGGAACTATCCGGGTGCTTCCTCTTCGGGAGGGGGTCTCACGGGTGCTTCGGCCTCCGGTCCGGGTGCCACGCTCTCCAACGGGGGCGTACCGGCCGGGTCCACCTTCGGTGGCAGTAGTGGCATTCCCTATGGTCTGGGCCGTGGCGCGGGTGGGGCTTTGGGTGCAATGCCCATTCACGCAGGGACCCCCTACAACGGCAGTCCCACCGGTTCCCCCTATGGGGGCGCGCCGACCTATACCCAGACAACGAGCCTCGGGCCTGCAAACGATGCGATGTTGCAAAGCCCCATTGACACATCGGGGCTGGCGGGAATGCCCGGGGGGCCCTCGACCACCCAGGATTTGCAGAACACCCGCGATGCGCTCTACCAGAGTCAACAGCAGTACCTGAAGCCCGAGCAACAACTGGCCTCCGAGCAGTTGAAATCGCAATTGGCGAACGAAGGCCTGACACCTGGCAGTGCGGGTTATAACAATGAGATGGACCGGCTCTCGCGCGAGCAGGAGTTTCAGAATTCATCCGCCCGCAACTCCGCCATTACCGGCGGCGGCGCGGAGCAATCGCGCCTCTATGGCCTGGGGACGCAAGGGTTACAGAACCAGCTGGCGGTGAGGAACGCCCCGATCAGCGAGTGGGCGGCCCTCAATGGGTCCGGCGGAGCCTCCGCCCAGGCCCTGACCCCGGATATTTCGGGTGCCTTCGGTCAGCAGTTGCAAAGTCAGCTGGCCGGCTACAACGCCAATGTGGCGAGCAACAATGCCACGACCCAGGATCTCACCAGTGCCGCCATGATGGCGGCCATGTATTTCATGATGTGATGCAAATCATCGAAGTCTACAACCCGGATGCGAAACTGCTCGTCGATTACATGGCGCGGCTCGAGCGTGCGCGCAATGTCATGATTCGGCGCAAACTGCTGAACTGGACAGTGCGCAAAAGGCCGCACGTGGCAGCCATTCTCATCCGCAAGATCGATGAGGCCTTCAAAGCCAACGCCCGCAATTACGCAAAGAGTGCCCCATGAGTGCGAATCAACAGATGATGGCTCAGATGCTCGCCCAACAGTTGGGAGGCCAACAGCAGCAACCGGGCGTGCAACAGAGCTCGCCCATGGCAGGAGCGGCCCAACTGGCTCAGAAGATCGCCCTCATGCAGGCACTGCAGAAGGGCATGCCCCAGCAGCAACCCGGTGTCCCACCCGTGCCGCCGGTGATGCCGGGGGCCGTCCAACCGCAAGTCCCGAATGCCATGCCGGTGCCGGGAGGCGTCAATGCCTGACACGGGGCTGCAACCGCCGTATCTGGATCCGAGCCAGTATCCGGCCTATCTCGATCTGCAGCGAAAACAGATGCTGGCGCAGGCATTGATGCAAAGCGGCCAGCAGATGAACCAGACGCCTGCGGACTGGAACAGCATGCGCGTAGTACCCAAACGTAGCGTGCTGTCGGCGATCGCCCCGGTTTTGACAGCGGCCTTGAGCGGCAAGGCCCAGAAGGACCTGATGGGCGCGCAGAACAACTATTTCCAAGGGCTGATGGGGGGTGGAGGTTCGGCTCCAACGTCTGCCTCTGCCCCTCCCGCGCAGACGCCCCCACCAGCCCCTTCTGCCATTGCCGCTCAGCAAGGATCAGCCCCGATCGGTGCAGGCCCGATGGCCCCCCTGACCGCCGTCATGCCACCCCAGGCCCAGGCACTCCCTGTGCCTCCCGCAGGCAACCAGAACATGCTGCTGACCGGGGACGTGCGCACCAGCCAGGCACTGCTGTCGATGATGGGACCCCAGGAGTACGCCAAGGCCCTGGCGGGCCGCTATGCCCCCACGGATCTCGAGAAGCAGTTGCGGGCCGCCGGCGTCGATCCGTCTTCACCCCAGGGCCAGACCGCGCTCCTGAACGCGGTCAACAAGGCGACAACCAACGTGGAGAACGTACGGCCCGGCGGCACGCTCTTCGATGTGAACAAGGGCCAGCCGATCTTCAACGCCCCGCAGAACGGCCAGCAGATCCAGTACGGCCCCAACGGCCCCCAGGTGGGTTTGCTGCCCGGGGCGACCCAGGCCGCCGCGGCCATGACGGGCGCGGAAACGGGGGCGAAGACCGCCAATACGCCGGCGGTCATTCCCACCGGCGGCGGCGGATCGACCTACGGCTATCCGGAGGACATCCTGGGAGCCCCGCCGGGGCTGCGTCAGCCGGGGCAAGGTCCCCGCCAAGCCCCGCGAGTGGGCCAGCCCACGGCGCTGCCCAGTTCGACCCCGCAGGGCTCGGGCTGGTCGAGCATGCCGAAACTGCCCGTTTCCAATGCCATCGGCGCGCCGGATGCCTTCACCGAAGGACGTTTGAAAGCCGCCGGCACCAAGGATGCAGAGCTGTCGAGCCAGTATGGCCAGGAAGCCAATCTCGCCGACCAGAAGATGCAATACAACACCGATGCCCGCTCGGTGCTCGGTAATGCGGAAGTGGGCCCTTCATCCGAATGGTTGACGGAGAATCGTTCACGCCTGAAGGAATGGGGAGTACCTGAAAGCCTGATCCCAGGCTCCGGCACCGTCACCCCCACCCTCGAGCTCAACAAGGTGTTGAAACAATCGGCCTTGCAGGGTGCGCGTCAGGTGTTCGGTTCGCGCATGACGCAGATGGAAGTCAAACTCCAACACGAGGAGTTGTCGCCTTCGCCTTCCATGACCAAGGATGCCATCCTGTCGCTGATGAAACAGGATGATATCAAGCAAATGTATGCGAAGCAGCGTGCCGATGACTATGGCAAGTACATCAGCAACCACGGGGATCCGCTCAAGTTTGAATCCTGGTACTCGAAGAACTTCCCGCTGACGGATTTCGCCAAGCAACATGCAGAAGCTGCACAAACCGCCGCGCCGCCCGATGCTAAACCGGTGACCAAGTCGATTGGTGGCAAGACCTATATCCAACAAAACGGCAAGTGGTTTGAGCAGTAATGCAGGAAGTCACCGATCCTACGCTGCTCGCTCAACTGAACGGGACTGCTCCTGCGGGACCTAAGGAAGTGACTGACCCTGCGATTCTCGCGCAGTTGAATGGTGGCGAGGCCCCTGATAATAGCGTGGGTCGACAGTTGGGACTGGTGGGTCGGGCCGTCATCAATGGGGTGACTGGCATCCCGCAAATGGCCGCCGATGCGGGAATCGCCGCCAAGAATCTCATCACCGGCCACATTGACCCCACCAACTGGAAGACGCTCCTACTCGGCTCGCAGAAAGCCGCCCAGGAAGGCGCGCAACCGAGTTACTCACCGCAATTCCAACAATCCCTCACGGACTTGGGTCTCCCGGAGCCCCGCAGCTGGCAGGAGAAAACCGCCGGCATCGTGGAATCCGCCTTGACGGGCTCGCGCATGCCCGCACCGGAAGCGGCAAATCAGGCCCCGGCCAATTTTGTGCGTCCGCAGGACCTGGAGCGGCAGGTAGTGGGGGATACGGTGCGCCGCGGGCAGGCATTGGGATTGAAGGTTCCCCCCTCTACCACCAATCCCACCGCGACCAACAAGACGCTCGAGACGATCGCCGGCAAGCTCTCCACCCAGCAGAACGTGGCGGCGAACAATCAGCCGGTCCTGAACAACATCGCCAAGCAGGCCGTCGGCCTCAACACCGACGCCCCGCTCACGCAGGAGGGATTGCAGGCGATTCGTGCGGAAGCCGCCCAGGCAGGGTATGAGCCGATCAAAGCCGCCGGCATCGTGCAGGCCCCGGCCTCGTTACACGAGCGCCTGGTTGCCGCGCTTTCGAAGTATCAAGGGGCAGAGCGCTCCTTTCCCGGCATGGGCAAAACCGAGCTCACCGATATCGTGCAGAAGGTGGACCGGCCTTCGTTTGATGCCGGTGATGCGATTGATCTCACCAAGATCCTGCGCGACAAGGCCAGCACCGCATTCAGGGCAGGGGATACGGGTACGGGACAGGGACTGCGGGAAATCAACTCCGCCATCGAAGATGCGCTGGACAAGGGTCTGCAGGCCAAAGGCCCCGAGTTCGCCGATGCGGTGAGTGCGTTTCGGGCGGCCCGTCAGACCATGGCGAAGACATTTACGGTCGAAAATGCGTTGAATCCCGGCAGCGGCAATGTGGTGGCCGCCAAACTCGCCGCGGCCCTCAAGAAAGGCGAACCGCTGTCGGGCCCGTTGAAGGATGCGGCCAAATTCGCCGCCGCCTTCCCCAGGGCTGTTCAGGAGCCCACCACCAGCATGGGGGTGAACCATTTGGATATGTACGCTCCGATGACGACCATGCTCTTCGGGCACGGATTGGCCGAGAAAGCCGCCGGTCTTGCCGTGCCGGCCGGCCGTTGGGCCGCGCGGGCATACCTCTTGGGTCCGGGGCAGTCCGGTGCGTTGCCGCAGATCGCAGCTCCGGCGACCGGGAAACTACCGCTGGCGCTCGCGGGGACCTATGGACAGCAATGAGGAATCCCCGCTGGCAATGCCGGCGATGATGAGGATCACGAGCACACTGGCGGGAGGAAACACGTACCATAACGCCAGCGCCAGCAGGCACAGGCCCAACATGCAACACAATTGGAGCATAGACAGTGCCTTTTAATGGTTCCGGGACATTTGTTCGCGCCTACAACTGGGTCACCGATCGCATCAATGGAATTAACATAACGGCATCCCGAGTCGATACGGAAGATGACGGCTTTGCCGCAGGCCTCACCAACTGTATTACACGCGATGGGCAGGGGAAAGCCACTGCATCGCAAAACCCTGCCACCGATGCCTCTTATGACCTGGGTGCCCCATCGGCCCAATGGCGCAACGCCTATCTGAGTGGCACGGTCAAAGCCACCGACTACCTGCAAGGGTCGGGGCGGATTCTCAAAGCCTCTGCGCAGAGCGTCACCAACAGCGCCACTGCCGTAGCTGACAGTTCCTTGGTGTTCACACCGGTCTCGGTGGGTTCCTATATTCTCGAGGCGCGCATGTTGTTTTCCGCGAATGCGGCCGCGCCTCCCGGGGGCCTCAAAGTCGGCTTTTTCGCCAACAACATCAATGGTGACCATCAGGCCATTACCGCCTACGGATTGATCAACAGCGGGGCGATCTTCCCGGCCACGGGCAATTTCGCCACTGCGCCCACCAATACGCCCACCTTCTTTTTTGCGGGCGTCACCAACATAGGCACCGGGGCCAACTGGATCGTCATGACCGGCACCATCAACATTCTCAATGTCACGGGTGCTCAACAGATCGGAGTCAACTGGTGTCAGAATACGGCGACCGTCGGAGGCACGCTGACCGCTGAAACGCCCAGCTATCTCTCGGTGACCCGAGTGAGCTGATGGCAACGTTACGGGATCTCATTACAGGCATTCTCGAACGCCGGATCCCCGATGGCAGTTGGCTTTTTGGCTATTACGCGCAAACGACGGCTGAGAGTAACGCGAGCATCACCCCGGTCAATTTCCAGTACCCGCCCGGACACCTGTATCGATACGGCACCAATACGAACCCCGGCACCACGGATCTGATCGGCGCCTTCACCAATGCGGCCAATGCCTGTCGTGCCGGCAATTACGTGTTGCAGTTACCGGCAGATATTTTGCTCACCTCCGCTGCGCTCGATTTCAGCAACATCACCGTAAAGGGCCTGGGTGGAGTGTGGGGCGGATCTGGATATATCACCCGTTCGGCAGGCTCGAGTTTCGACATCGTTACCAGTACTGGAGGTACGATCCTCGAGGATATCCGGGTCGATGGGGCGAATCCGAGTGCGACCGCAGGGCTCACGGGAGACAACATCAGTTTCAAAGCGGTGTCCCCGGCACACCCTTACCTCAACACCTTAATCAATGTATCGAGCACGAATGCGCGTGCCCGCTGCTGTTATATCGAGCGGGGGGGCTACACCTCATTCTTCCACGTTCAGTTTCTGGGCGCCGGACTACATGCGTTGGAATGTTATGCCCCGACCGTGGGGGATGAGTGCACCACGATCCGTGATTATGGGAGCTCCCAGTTTGGAAGCTGTCCGCACGGATTTGGGATCAAACTCACCGAATGCACTTCCATGGCCTTTCACGATTCGATCATCGAGGGCACTCAGGGAATCCAGCTCAATGGCGGGGATAATCGCACCCTGAGCTTCGAGGGGGTGTATCAGGAGAATACCGCCGGGGGGCTTTTCATCACGGACAATGGCTCCGGAGGGGTCGGGCTCGCTGTGTGCTCGTGCTTTGGCGGCAATGGAAGTATGCCGTTTCTCACCAATTGGCAGAACGTCTATTTCCAGGCCAATTCCAACCTGGCCGAGAATGCGATTCCGGCCGCCGGCCGGATTCAAAACAGTTCCGCGGGTCAAGGCTCACTGTCGGCAACGGCGGATGTGACCGCGGCATCCATGAGCCTGGTGCCGGGGACATATCGGGTATCAGCCGTGGTGCAGACCATTGTCGTCAGCGGCGGCGGTTCCGCCACGCAGCTCGCTTGTCAGATTACGAGCAATGCGGCGGCCAGTGGCCTGTCCAATAGCACCTCCTCTTTGGTGGAAGGGGCTGCCCAAACCCAATCCTTTGGCGCCAGTCAGGATGCACGGATCAATTGTTACACCATCATTCAGACAACGAGCACGGTGGTGTATTATTTGCGCGTTCACATCGCGTTGTCCGGTTCGATCACGCAAGCTTACAACGGTCAACTACGAGCGGAGTTAATAGAATGAGATCCAGAGGAGTGGATCCGGATGCAGACATCGAGGATGTCGAGCATCATCGTCAGCAACAGATCATTCTGAAACTGATCGAGAGAAGCGGCATCGACAATCGATCAGGGGAGGAAAAAACGTGGAAGGACTGGGCACTGGGGATCATGGCCGCGATGGTGACGGTGGGGATACCCGCGATGATTTACAAGTTGGAGATCATCACTACATCCATTGCGACCCTGAGCGCGAACCAGATGGCGGATCACGAGGAAGTATCGAGGATACGGGCGCGCGTGGATCGGATCAATCCGTGAACTATGGCCGTCAGCACGACTCGCCGAATGAGTCCATCACGGCGCATCCGGGAGCCAATGTCAACAAGACGGTAATCGAGCTTTCAGAGCGCAGTTTGTCTATCATTGCCTTCGGATTTGCCATTGCTGCTTTTATCGTAGCGCTTTGGGCTACTTCAGATAACAGGCAGATTCGCGATGAACTGCTGCGCTCCGAACGGGAGTCCCGAGTGTTGCAACAGCAGGTCATGGACCAATCCGCCCTGCTTCTGAGAGAGGGTATTCGTCAACCCGGAGACCTGACCAACGGGCCTTCCGGCAATCTGGATTATCAACGGAGAAAGTAAACATGGGTGGCGTCGTATGTCAGATTCTCGTCAAGGCACGGTTGCAATTTACCGCTGTGCCGAGCAGTCCCACGCAGTTGACGGCATTCGATGCGCAAATGCGGGACATTCACTTCAATCCCGAATACGCGCAATCGGTCGTCAATGACACCGAGGATGCCTCGGCAGTGTGTGCGATTTTGGCCAAGCAAAACAGTCAGTGGACGACGGCCGACCGACAGACACTCTTGGATGTGGTGAACGAAGTCTGTGGCGGGTATCCACCCTCCTGAGATAGGCGAATCGCATGTCAGCCTGAGGGAGTATGTGGACATGCGGTTCGAGTCACAGGAAATGGCCACCACGACGGCGTTGGCGGCCCAGGAAAAAGCGGTCGCGGCTGCACTGGCGGCCGCGGACCGGGCGGTAGCGAAAGCTGAAGGTGCATCGGAACGCAGGTTCGAATCCGTGAATGAATTCAGAGGAACGTTGCTCGATCAGGCCAGGACTTTCATGCCGAGATTGGAATATGAGACGTCACACAAGGCACTCGTGGAGAAAGTCGAAGCCGTTCAGAAGTTCCTATGGATGGGGCTGGGAGCGATGGTAGCAGTGCAATTGTTCATCGGCTTTGTTTTCGTTTTTCTGAAGAAGACGCCATGAGCTTCAAGGACTGGTGGCTGGAAATCAAGAAGCTGTTAGTGGTGCCCCCTGAGCCGAAGGAACCGCCGAAGCCCTTCTATCCCCCGCACTCGCTACCCAAAAGCGAGTTGCCCCCGAAGTGGCCGGACAAGGACGAGCGACAATGAACGCGGTTGATTTTGTCCTTCCTCGCTTGCAAACCGAGGAAGGCTTTCGAGCGCTTCCCTATCGAGATACCCAAGGACATTTGACGTGGGCGTATGGAGTCAATCTCGAAGTTCCAATCAGCAAATACGCCGCGGGTGAACTCCTACGGGCCCAAGTCAGCGAGCGGCATACCCGGTTACTCACCTATGACTGGTATCAGCGGCTGGATCCAGTACGACAGTCCGTCTGCATCGATATCGATTTCAATGCAGACCTGATGAACTTTCCCCATTTGATCGCAGCGCTCTCGAGACAGGATTGGGCGAGCGCGGCTGTCGAGTGTCACGTCAAGAATTCGGAGCTGGATGGTCGCTATTCCAAGCTGGCGCAATTGCTGCTCACCGGGAACACGGCGTGACGAAACAGACGTGGCTCAATGTAGCTGAGGTTGTAGATCATCTACGTATTTTCCCCCGCCTGGTCCTACTCGCCTATGCCACCTACGTCTACAACATCACTTTTTTTGTGCTCCATTGGTATGCGACCCAGCCGAAGGAAGCGCGCGGAATCGAGGAAAGCAGCGTGGTCGGTATTGTGATCACCGCCGTAACCGGGTTCGCTCCTTGGATTTTCCGGATCTATGCCGATTCCGCGACTGACTGGACTGAAAAACCGCCCACCGTAACGACGAGTTCGACGCGGGTCACCACCGCCACGGGGGTTCAGCCATGAGCGTTCTTCTCTTGAAGTTTGCACCCTACCTCATCGCCGCCGCCGCCCTGCTGGGGATTGGCGGATGGACGGGCTACCACTTAAACCCCTACCCGGCGCGCTATAAAGCCTTGGAAGCCTCGTATGTCATCGAGCGAGCCCACGAGGAAGAAGCCGTTCGACAGGTGCTCTCAGCCCAACTCACGCAGGCGCAGACCGTTACCCGCAACAACCAAGCCGCCATGGTGATCCTTGCCAATCAAAACGCCCAAACCGCTGCTGACCGGGACGCTACTGTTGCTCGTGTGCATCGCCTCGAGCAGTTGCTCAGTGCCGCGGCAGCCCGAGCCGCCGCGGGTCGTATCGTGTCCCAAACCCGTGATCGATCCGCAGCTGCTGGTGCCAGCGACCCTCCCAGCCCTTCACCAATTGAAGGACTTCTTGTCGCTGCCTCCGCCGAGTGCCAGCAAACCGCCAACCAATTAAATGCACTGATCCAAGAGATCAAACTGCAGTTATAATTCGGGCAGCGCAGTGTTTTCAGCACTTGCGCCGCCCTAAACACAGCGATCTTTCTAGGAGATGCGCAATGTCTAAAAGAAAGGCTATCACTCCCGGTTCACGTTTTGGAATGCTGGTTGTTCTCAGCGACGCTGAACCGTGTCCGAACAGTAATCGATCCAGAGTTCGGGTCATCTGTGATTGCGGCCAACTGGCCACAAAAATTTGTCGGGACTTGACTCGTGGAAACTCTAATTCCTGTGGATGCCTGAGAAGCGCTAAAGCAAAACTCCATCGAACTCACGGCAAATCAAAGGATACGGAATATATCATTTGGCTTCAAATGCGAGCGCGTTGCCAGAATCTAAAGCACCCAGCTTTTAAGCATTACGGCGGCAGAGGCATACGAGTTTGCGAAGCATGGGAGAAGTTTGAAAGCTTCTATGCAGATATGGGAGATAGGCCGTCAAAAAATCTCACATTAGATCGTATCGACAACAACGGGAATTACGAACCTGGAAATTGTCGCTGGGCTACGTGGTCCCAGCAGAATCGAAACAAGAGGAACATGCCGACTTCTCAAGTGTTCCTTTAGATCAGCCCCCAGCTATAGGTGACCCATGATCGGCACAATATTGTTAGTGGCCGCTTTCGTGCTCTTTTTGTTGAGCGCGATCGGGATTCCGTCGCCGCCGCGATTCAACCTCATGGCTGCGGGACTCGCCTGCTGGGTGTTGGCAGAGTTGATCGGTCGTGGGGCTTTTCACTGAATCCTCCAAGGTCCATCGACTGGCGGGGCGCAAGCCGGGACCTGTATCCGAGAATGACAGACACGGCCCTTTGTGACCTTTCGGTTTGAAGCATCGACCAAACCCAGGTTTTTTGTTGCCACAGTCCATTTTCGTCAGGGTCGTCCCCGCTGCAACTCCTCATCCGCCTCTTCCTCAGTCGCCGGCCTCACAATAATCCACGTCGTTTTCGAGTCATCCAGCGGAAAGCTGAATCCCGCCAGGGGTAGGCCGCCGAAGCCGAGCAGCTCCTTGGCTGCTTTGCGGATGGTGTCCTGAAGCATCTGGCGACGCTTGTTTGCGATCTCGTCAGTCATCGAAAGATCTTATACACAAAGAAGCCGAGGGCGCACAGCGAGACGCCCATGAGGACACCGGCCCAAACCTGAAGCTCGTGGAAGTCGATGCACATCATAATGTCATTGTTCTCCGCTATTTTGTAGTCCTCTGCTTCTTCACGATGACATTGCAGCGGATGCTGCGCTCGGCCATCTTGTCAGCGTGATCGACGGTGAATGAGCGGCCCAGCACCTCGTAGGTGACGCCTTTGATGTTCACGAGGTCACCATCGTTCGGCTGGAATGACGAGTCCAGCGTGAGGAATGGCATCTGCTTGTCCTCAAGGTAGAACTCCAGTTTATCGGGCATCGGCCTCATCCTCGATGCATGGGAGCCAAAGCGGCTCGTAGAGTATCGATGCAACGCTGGTGAGCCCATGTCGCCAACGCGATGTACTTGCGGGCGTTACCCTTCCTGCAATAGACGCATTGATGTTTCATTCGTACACTCATCGACGCTCCGGGAGTCGTGGCCGCATTGCTGGCGTAGCCAGTCCGACAAAGTTTCCTCGTTTGTCATGAGCGCACCTCGAAAACATGAAACACCAGCATTCCGTCGTGAAGCTGGAAAGTGTCAATGAAATCGAGCCTGAACGTGGATTCATCCTCTGGCAATTCATGACCAGTGCCAAAGATCGCGATCACCCGAGGCTCTCTGGATGCTTCCGGATCTACCTTCGCCCACAGGCATACTGTTTCCCGCTGCACCTGAACTGACAAGAGTTCGGCGCCGGCTGGCATTTTGATTGTCTGCTGGTCAGTGACCTGCAGCGGGAATTTCCAGATTGTTTTCATGATTGGCCTGGTAATGAGTTATTTGCGAGTCGCTTCTGCATGTCGAGGACTTCCTGCTGAAACGCTGCATGTGCCTTAGACTCTTCTTCAGTCCATTGAGACTGAGGCTTGCTCATATAGACCGGTATCGGCCGAGTGCTTCCATCAGGCATCATCATCATGGATGGCTCGTTCATAGTTGGTTACCGTCTACTCTCACAGCGGCGCTTCCACCTTTCAAGGGTGTAGAGATCACCGGAGGTTACTTCGCAGTTGGAACGCTCTGAGCAGTCACTTATGATCGACTGCTGGAGTTTATATTCGTTGCAAACGTACTCCGATCCATCGCATCCGGCCAGAAGAGTCGCAACCGCCAGCAAAATCCTCATGGTTTCTCCGTAGATACTGGGTGTGGTTGAGGATCTCCAGCCGGGAACCGCCGCTCAAGCTCCTCGCGAATGATTTTCCGAACGTCCTCGGCGGTGAGCGGGGGAGGGACCCAAGTGAAGCCGCCTGGAACTGGCGCTTGCGGCGCGTAGTTTGGGAAGGGCGGTGCATATGGCTGTTGAGGCGGCACAGGCGTGCCACCAGCGCACATATGCATCGTGCCTGCGTAATAGTGCCCGCAAAGGGAACAGTAGTTCATTGGCTCTCCTGACTCGGTAACACGGTTAGACCGTACCTTCGAGGATGAACTTGTGCTTGCACTCGGGGCATTGCACCCGTTTGCCGCTGATGACGATCTTCTGCTTGGTGGCCAGCCCGTCTTCGCCCATCACCAGCGCCCATCGGTCCTCCATGTCCTCACCCTGCGCGATCAACTCGCCAGTCAGGCCGAACTCTGGCCACTCCTTGCGCATCTCCTGGATGACAACATTGACGGACTTCTCAAGGTAGTAGGTCTTCTCGGTGCCTATGTCCCATTCGAGGCCAGTGAAGTCTTTTGTTATCGCCAGATCGATATAGCCATAGTTTCGATCGCCGTTAGGTGCGCCGCTAATTTCGCCGGCATCTTCTCCGAGCAGCGTATTGAGCTTGGCTAGCATTTGAACCGTGATAGGTACCGCAAACTTCAGTGTGCCGGTGAATCGTGTGTTGTATCCCATCTATTTACCCTCCGGAGATGAACATGCGCTGTGTGCGTTCTCCGCTTCCCAGCCAACTCCGTTGCAATCAACGCGATGTGGCAGAGTGAAGGAATCGAAAGGGACGTGCCCGCGCCAACATCCGAGCCGTATCCCAACGGCAGAATCGTTCGGGTATCCGTGTTTGCACGTTCCGCAACTCTGGCGTGGGATGTGTGCGCCAGACCAGTGAACTACCTCATCCATTGGCTTGACCTCGCTCCTGTCTCGGCTTCTCTTCAACTTCCCACGCGATGGGCTTGTCGAAGCCCTTGGCCTTATCCGCAAAGGACAGGTGTTTCCCCTGGTGAGACTTATTGCGGAAGCACTTTCCCAGGCCGTGTTTCTTTGCACCGCAATCAGCCATTGGCACTATCTCCGGTTGGAGGTGCGTCATCGTCGCTGCTATAGGTGATTTCCACACGTGCGGTGATCTTGCAGGGCTCGCAGCGATATCGCTCCCAGACGAAGCCGGACGTGATCCGCGGTACGGTGATATCAACCATGGGTTGGTTGCAGACCGGGCAGTTCATTGTTCCTCCGGTGTGCAGATCGGACAGGCGAGCCATCCGCCTTCACCGTCGCAAATGTCACACTCGACGTTGTCTTCTGGCTCCAAGCAACAGCAGCAATCCTCACCGCAGTCGTGGCCCGAATAGCCATCCTCGCAGTTCCAGCAATCACGCCACTCCATATCGTTGCCGCATTTGCACACGCGGCGATCGACGGGCTCACCGAGTGGTCGGTCACCGCCAGTCATCAGAATGGTCATCGACATCCTCCGGGTGAACAGGATGTATTTCCAAACATGTCGATCTGGACGGGCAATCTGACTACCCGGCGGCGAGTGCGCTTCACCTTCACCGGTCTCATGGCTCGCCAGGCCATCCAAGCCGCTCGCATCCATCCCGCCTTGCGGCCGTCCCAACACGGATCCACACTTGTGCAGCGGGTCCAGCAGGAATGGCTGCACTTCGGGAAGTCGCACCAATCTAGTTTGACGAGAGACTTCATGACCCGTTCTGTGGATTCGCGTCCTTTTCCGGGATCTCATTCTCCCAGCCAGGATGCAGCCGCGAGCACATTTCATGGAGCACCAGCGTCGCAGTCGGGCTCTCCTCGAAACAGCCGTCGAGCGCTATATCCACCAATGCCTGATTGGAGAGCTTCTCGAGGCGACTCGAGGTGATGATTGCATTAGCCACTCGTTCTTCAGCGCCGGGCGGCAGATTTGCCAAAAACACCTCGATCGATGGCAACGCTCCTGTTTCCTGTTGTAGTGGAAGGCTCCGTTTGAGGACCTTCGCTGCATGATCGAACCAGTCAGCTTCCTGCAGCAACTGGTCGCGTGGCCCCAACAATGACTCATGCGTATCCTGCGCGGTCATCAATCGCCCGTCGCGAAACCGCTCCAGCATCGTGATAGCGAGCTTGGTCTTTCCGGCATCAAGATCTGGTGGCGTCTCGGGAGCAGGTCGATCTAGCCATTCCACCATGCCGGTTTTGCGTCCCACCTCGCAGTCAGCGAAGGAATAGACGCCTTGTCCGGGCCAGTTCAACTGCGGGTTATCCCACTCGGCAACGATCCCACTTCCGCCGTTTTCGAGTTTCACGAACACGCCATTGAGACCCGGATACTTGAAACGGGCGCCGAGCGGTAGTGAGTCGAAGGTGACGAAGGTTGGGGCGGTGTCCGCTAGGTCTTTTGAGGTGAGTGTTCTAGAATCAGACATAACTCGGATCCTTCATGAACACATACCAGTGAGTGTGCGGGCCGCGGCGTGACCCAAACAGAGGCTTATGGGGTGTAGCCATCAGTACCTGAGAGACCGGAATATTGGTGTCGGCCCATTTGAACACGAGCGTTCCGTAGGGCTTCAGCACCCTGAAACACTCAGCGAACCCGGCGCGCAGCACGTCAGGCCACTTGCTGGGCAACATGCCGTACTTTTTCGAAAAGCATCCGGTGAGTCCTCCGCGGTGGCGCATGATGTGCGGCGGGTCGAACACCACCAAGTAGAAAGACTCATCTGCGAACGGCATAGACGTGAAGTCCGCTACAACATCAGGAGCAATCACCGCCGGCAAGCGGCCGCGGGTGGACTCCGTGCCCAAGTCCATCGGGTGCGTCTCTTGGCGCTTGTCAATGAATAGGGCGCGTCGATCCTGGCCGTCAAACCAGAACATTCGAGGGCCGCAGCAGGCGTCGAGGACTGGCGGCATTGCGAGCGCGATCTGCTCATCGGATGTGAGCGTGCTCATCCGAGCGCCTCCCAGCGTGTTTTGCGGTCGAGTGGATGAGAGTCGATGCGTTGCCGCGATGCGCGCGACCAACTGCCACCGCTAGTTTCGCCTGTATCTCTGAAATTTGACGCCCGCAGGCTTGCGCCGCCCTCCGAGGGTAATGTGTACGTGACCGTCTTGGCGTATCCCATCGCCTGGGAAACTCGCCGGCAGCGCCCATAGAGCATGGAGCAGCCGTTGGGGACATTGGGAAGGACACAGACACGGACGATTTCGCAGTAGCCCTTTCGCTGAAGAACTCTTGAGACCGGCCTTCCGGCGATCGCTACACCGACGAGTTGGTCGTTACGCATTAGCGCCAGCGCCCACAAGCCACCCTGCGGCATGTCGTGATGACGGTGGTGCTCCTGAACAAACTGTCGCGCTTGGCGAAGCGATATCGGACGCACGACCATCACATCTTCGGTTACTTGTGCATCAGCCATGTCATGACTCCAAGACCAAGGACTAAGAAGGCACCCACCGCGGCATAAAACAGCGGCCCGGATCGTGCCGAAAAACCGAGCGCAGCCCACGCATGGCAGTATCTGCAGTTGCAGCGATGCTCCTCTGCAGTGTTGATGTCTACCATCCTGCGAACTCCGGTAAGGCTTCCCATTCGGCGGTCGTCATCCACACGTCGGTGAGTACCGCCCCATCGCAACCATCCGTCATATCGCCAACCTCGCGCGGCTCACAGACGCAGGACTGGCCGTCGTAGGTGATCTTCACGAAGCGCCGCTTATCCCGGGATAGGGCTTTTGCGCGCTGGAGTTCTTCCGTGGAAGTGACCATCTATCGACCCTCCGCCTTGGCCAGTGCAGCCGACAACCGTTGAGTCATGTCGTCGGTAACGCAGCGACCCGGTCGTTTGCCGTGAACCCAGTCGAGCAACTCACGACAGATTTTGTACATATCCGGCGCCGCGGCGATCAGGCGCGCGTTGGCGTTGGCTTCCTCAAGAGAAAGATGCGGCAAAGGATCGTCAAAATCGTAGGCGACGCTTGCGAGCAGGTTTGGGGATCCCTCGCCAGGGCGGTCTGGGCCGCAGATATCGTGCGGATCGTTCCCAACCACACATTCCACGGTCCACGGTCCCGGCGTGTGCCTGACTACCTCGTCAGTAGTTTTAAGCTCAACCATGCGGGATCTCCTCCAGCGTGCCCCACGTAAAGCGAGGGGCCGGCACTGACATATCCACGTACCAATCAGGAACCATCAGGTCCAAGATCCCGGGTGTGAGGCTGCCTGTAGTGCATATATGGCCAGGCTGCAGTTCACTCAGGAGTTGCCTGCAGCCCTCGCAGCGCTTCTCGGTTGTATTGACGCCACTCACGTGTTGCACACCTTGTCGTAATAGGTCTTGAATGGATGGCTCGATCCCATGCTGGCCATTGCTACGATCCACGCTGCGTAGACCATGGCCTCATCGGGGCTCATGCGAGTAGGCGGTCTCATGATTACGATGTCGCCATTCAGCGAGGAGACCATGTGTTTGTTCGTTGTATCGATTTCGCTCATGACTTCATCCCTCAGCGTGTTGTAGTTAAGCCGCTTTACGCAGCGACTTTTGCAACCGGTCATACAACACAACGTTGACGGTCGCGGCCAGATTCATGCAGAAGTTCGTTGGCACGTAGACGCGGTCGCGGCACTTCGCGGCGATCCGCTCCGGGATATCTCCGTCCTCGGGTCCGAAGATGTAGAAGGCGCTGCGCGGGTGCGTATACTCGACCAGGCTCACGGCATCATCCCGAAGCTCCACGGCCACCGGCACACAATCGAACGGCACCATGTCCAGTAGATCCCCGTGTAGCAGCGGGATATGGCGGTAGGCGGCCTGGGTGTCCGTGACCATACGTCGATAGCGGTGACCCTCAATCGCCACCATGGCGGCCTCGTAACAGCCGCAGGCACGCATCACTCCGCCGAGATTCGCCTCGGTCTTGGGTGAGTAAAGCCCAACTGCTGCATACCCTCTGCTCATCACAATACCCCTAATTTCAATGGGTTAACTTCAACATCGGCCATTACTGTCCGCACCAGGGATTGCCCCGATCGCAGCCCGCCGTATATCGATAGGCTGGGATATCCGGCATATATGTCCACCACAATCCCACCAGCAGCAGGCCCACGATCAACATAACGAGCCCGATGGCGATCAGGGCTTTCTTCGCCGCAACACCAGTCGCCATTTTGTGCTCAGCAGCAGCCAAGTGAGTTTCACGTGTTGAAGTAGCCACTTCATCGCCTACTGATAATCTTCGATTGCGGCCACGCGCGCTGAATTCCGAGGGTTTCATTGACGAGACTCCACAAACGTTTGACGAGCACGATACCCAGCAGATGTACATTCAGATGATGATGAGCGCACAGCGGCAGACAGTAGAAATTTCCCACCCGGCGACTTCCCTGGGTGATGTGATGCACTTCGGTGCGGGACTTCTGCTCATCGGGCAGACAGACACAACACGGCAGCGCCTTTACCCGGGACATGTAATCCTTTTCAGCGGAAGTGGCCTTTGTTTTACCTGCGTATCCGACCACTACAGCTGCCCCCGCCGCAGATTCGCCGACATGGTGCGGTAGAGCTCGATGACGATGTACTGACGCTCCCGCTGGGCCTTCAGTTTCTCGTACTCGAGCACGGCCTTGAAGTGACGCTCATTCGCCTCCTTCACCTCACTCGTGAGAAGGGCCGACTGTTTGCGCTCTTCTATCGAACCCTCTTGTGCCTTGAACGCCAATGCAATCGCGGATTTCACCAGAAACTCACTGCGCAGGACTTCCGCACGCCAATGCCCGATCTGTAGATCCGACTCCGCAATGAATGTCAGAGCCGCCTCCAAGCGTTGGTCTGTGATTACCATGGGACTTGCGAATCATCGAATGGCTCATCATCCTGGCCCGGCTCGCGGCCCTTTGGCGCAGGCCCCGAACCCTGTAAACCGGAACCCCCGGCCGGGGCCTGCGCCTTGCCCATGTTGGTGAAAGCGGAATGCGCGGCATTGACGAAAAGAGCAATCTGCTCGACGTGTGTGATCTGGCCAGCCGCCGCAAGACTACCGACCACGTTCGAGACACTGCGCAGGATATCCCCATCGGTGATCGTGGAGCCCATCTGCGCACTGCCTGACCCATTGGGGCGGTTCTGTTGGGGAGCGGGCCGGATGCGGGTAAGGATGGTGAGCTTGCCGTCACGGCCGCCCATGCGCGTCTCATACTCGACGTTCATCCCGGGTTCTAAGCCATCCAGATTGCAGGAGCGATCTGGAAATACCCAGCGCCCTGCGATCCTGAGCTTCGGGTCGCCCCTGTTGGTTTGGCCCCATTCCTGAAATAATCCAAGCAAAGTGTTCTCCTAAAATCCGTTGATGTTGAAAGCCGTTCGGGCCTTCAGGTAATTATCCACCGCGGCGCGCATGTCACAGCAACTGTCACAGTTGCAGTCATCACCGTGATAGACCGGCCTTTGGCGAGGTGTGATCACAGCGTCCGTCCCCGGCACGGTCTGCGGGCTGTGCAGATCGAGCAGATCCCGGATGTTGTCCTGCAGTTTGGTCATCTCAGTTCGCCTGTTTTTGTAGCAGTGTGATCCCACTCGGCTAGGCGGGTGTCTTTGGGGAGATCGCAGTAACTTTGCGACACTCCATCTTGCGAGCCCACTGAAAGGCCTGCTTCGCGCTCCTGAGATCCAATGTCAGGTTGCGGATTGGTCGCAGTCGGACTCTCGGATCGGACAGCGGGTGCTTGATTCGCATAGTCGGTCTCCAGATCGGCGATGTTCCGGCGCAGCAGGCCGGCCAGTAGTGGGAAGTGATTCTCCTCGAGCGACAAGGCGGTCGAGCGCACCAGGAACAGGAGCGACTTGCGCTGATCCTCGCACTGTTGCAGACGAATCCGCAGCTCACCGTTCTCATCCCTCAGCCGGGCGGTTTTCTGACACTGCTCGAAGTACATATCCGCGAATAACTCGCTCATGGCTTCGGTACTCCGGCGTCTTTGCGGATGCGGATCTCTTTGCGATCTACCTGAATGCCGCGGGGCGCTTTGATCCCCAAGCGGCACTGATCACCGTGAAAGCCCAATACGATGACTTCGATGTCATCCCCGATAATGATGGATTCCTCGGGTTTGCGACTCAGTATCAGCATGTTCGTCAGCTCCGTCTCACGTGGTCGATGGGCGTAGTATATGCGTCCTGAAATAGATTGCAAGAGAAATATTTCAGGGTATGATGTGACCCATGCAAATACTCCGTGACTACGTCGAATCCAAGAAGCTGACTCAGGATGAGTTTGCGCGACTGCTCGGCAAGTCCCAAGGCCAGGTTTCGCACTGGCTCAACGGCACGAGAAAGCCGAGCACTCCGAATATCATTCTGATCGCCGAGAAGACCGGCATCAGTACGACGAAGCTATTGAAGGCGGTTACCTCATGAGCTGCGTCCTACCCCCTTCGGGCCGGCGGCATCCCCCCAACTACCGCCGCTGCAGTCAGTGTGGCGGGTGGAAAACTAATAAAGGGATGAAGATGAAACCCAGACGCATTTGCGCAGCCTGCCAGGTGAAGAAATGAAATTCATTCACGGTTTAATCAATGTCCTTCTGATCGATCTCGGCATCGGGCTTTTGTGGGTGATTGCCTGGGAGTGTTGGAAGTGAAGCGCTATCATGAAGCTACCCAAGTTTGAAACGATCATCATCGAAGTCACTGCCGGCAGTCACATTGTGGACGTATCCCGAGAAGCCATTGCGATCGCAGTCGAGCATTGCTGCGATGTGCAGTTCACCCACAACGATCGCGTGTACAGGGTCAAGTACACGGATCTGTATCGGCAGGTGGCGGAAACAAAGGATCCCAGCGAAGGGCGTAGGAAAACAACATGAAGCAATTTCTTTACTGCGAGACCCAAGAGGGCGGCATGGATCACTTCATCGTTTCCAAGCCGGAGGAACTGAGTTGCTTGTACGGCTGGGGCGAGATCTCGTGCGAGAGATCAGATATGGCGTTGTGTTCGTGGATGCGTGAGGCCGAAGTCGGCACGATGCACGAACATCGGCTCGGTCTTTGTGTGCGACTGGCTGACACCCCAGAAACGACAAAGGCCCGATGAAGGGCCCTTGCGTACCAACCAGAGGTTGGATTATGGTGCGAACTACCAGATCCGCGAGAAGAAGAATAGCAACCAATCAGTTGCCGATCAAATTCCCGCGTCGAGCTCGTCGTCAGTGCCACGACAGTAGGTCGGCCGAAGCGGGCCAGTCGCACACAAACCGCTACCCGGGTTCAGGTGTGCCAATTCCTTCCCGGACGTTCTGCTCACAGGACGGAAATACAGAGCTTCTGGCTTTGCCAGACTGCCCTGCGTTGGGGAATCCCCGAAAGGGGGCCGGAAGATCCTCCGGAGGGGACCTGAGTACCTGCCGAGCGCAAGCAAGCAGGGAAAGGGCCTGAGAACTGCCTCGAGGTTACGCAAATGAGCTATCTCATCGCTCTGTACTACCACTTTCGCCGTCTATCCCCGCAGCACCGATCCCGGGAAGCGTGGATCGAATATCAAAAATCCAAAGGCCTGAAGGGCGATGGGAGTCCGCTGTGACGGACCGCAGTAGCTTTGTGATCATCGAGCGCTGTCTGAACGGCTTCCTGATCGATATGGATGGCGCGAAGCTTCTCGTCGAGGGAACGGGGCTCTTGGCCCAGGATCGGCTGCTGGAGGTTCTTTCCGGCTGGCTCAGGCGGGCAGAACCCTTAGGCGCGAGACCAGCACGTGGTGCTGCACCACCTGGTGCTCCAGATCCTCAGGCTTCGGGGTCTCCTCCTGGGCAATCCGAATCAACGCCTGGATTCCGCAGTGAGGAAACTCAGTGGGATCAAAATCGTGGGGATTCGCCAGAATAGACGCAACCAGCGTTTTCATAGACATAGCTCGCAAAGCTTAACATGTGAACGCAGTCGCAACAATTGATCCTTGTCAAGCTGGACACTCACAAAAAAGAACAATTATGAAGCGTACCCTCACGATCCTCACCGGCTATCTGCTCGCAATCATGCTGGCCGGCTGGCTGCTCGCGGCGAGTGGTTGCGCCGTGGTTCCCAACACGGTGCGCCTCGAGGGCGTTCACCAAAGTCACATGGGTCAGCACTTCGGCGCTCACCAGACGAACTACGGCGCCCAGTACGCTGAGGTGGTGGCGCGGTGGCAGATGAAAGGGGCGTATGTCGATTTGGGGCAGGGCTACAACCTCTCCCCGGGCCTGCACAATGACTGGACGATGAGTTGTCCGGGGGGCCTGTGCGGACCGCGCGAGCTCACCACGGTGGCGATCGGTTATGAGTGGCAACTGAAGTGAGATACGCCCGCAAGCACGATGGCACGCAAGGGGACATCGTGGCGGGGCTTCGCCAGGCGGGGGTGAAGGTGTGGATCATCGAGGAACCGTGTGATCTCTTGTGCTATTTCTGGTGTCGCCGGCATCAAATACATTGCTGGCAGACTATCGAATGCAAGCCGTTGGTTGGTAAGCTAGCGCCGAAGGCTCGCCGTCGCACCGATCAGCCCGATCAAAACACATTTCTGGCTGACACGAGAACCCCGGTGGTGACGAGTGCCGAAGAAGCGCTGCTCACCCTCTCGCTGCACGGAGTTCCCACACGTGACAACCATTGTCGTTCAGGTCCAGAAAACCCTCACCGACCTGCCTGAAGGCAAGGTTTTCCACAACACCCGCATCACGGTCACCGACAACTCCGGCAAGACGCTCGATCCGGTGCTCTTGTCCGGCTCCGAAGCCCCGCCCTGGTCTGCGACCTTCACCGGAGCGACGGGTACGCAGGAAGCCACGGCGCTGATCGAGGATCTGGATCAGGACGGCAGCCTCATCGGTACTGCGATCACCCTCACCGAGACCGGCACGGGCGGGCAGACCCAGCAGTTTCAGGCGAGCACCGGCGGCACGATCACGGTCTCGTGAACAACCCGCTGCACGATCTCTTTGAGCTGTTGCGCGAGATCCGCCACCTGCTCAAAGAGGTGTTGAAGCACGTGAAGCCCAGGCACTACCCCCGCAGTTCCGGGGGATCAGTGAAGGTGCGCTAGTGGCGCTGTCCTTGCGCAGCCTGCATGACCTGCCGAGTCCCAATGGCACCATCGATCGACGTTACCCCTTGGGAAACGCCCCGGTCATCCCCTCTGCCACGCTCGATATCGATCTGAATGCTTTCAATGCCGCGAATATCCAACTCACCTATACGACTGGCACCACGGTCCCGGATATCAACTATCGGCAGTTTCTCACTGGTACGTCTGCCTCGACCGCGGTCCTGAGTGTCTCTTCCGCTTCGGGGTTCTTGGGCAACTGGGTCATCGATGCCAGTGGGAACGGCATTACCAATCCCCTGACCACCACCGGCTCGGGCAGTCTTTTCGTCTCCGCCACCAACGGCACCATCACCAAGACCTTCCCGGTGCAGAGCTGGGCGGTCATCACCGCCAATCCCACCACGGCCATCAAACTGCCGGTTGGTAACGGGTTCTGGTTCGACAATCAGTTCTGGTACAACTCGAGCTTCGGGGCGGGTGCTGAGCAAACGGCCTTTTTGAACAACTTCAATACGCTCTCCGCGAATCCGCTCATCAAGTACGTCTATCTCACCCTCACCTGGGGTCACGGGGAAGGGCCGACGCGCGGGGACTATTCCCGGGCGTTCGCGGCCATTGATGCGATGCTCGCGAAACTCGCTACCGCCAATCACAAGATGGGGCTCATCCTCGAGTTCTGGCAAACCTTCTTCAACACCCAG